TCCGTATTCAATATCAACAACTAATTTATTAAATTCATTTAAATCACTATAAACTGTATTTTCCATTACTCCTAACCAACAAATTCTTACTAATAATCTATGAACAATTGTATTTAATATAACTGTTAATGGATTACCAGAAGGTAACCCACAATAAAGTTGATAAACAAAATTACCACAAATGTTATAACTCGTTGCTATTTCTTCTAAAATTACCTGTATTGCTATTAAATGTTTTTCTTTATCCTCATCAAAATCATTATGATATTTTTCATACCAAGCTACAATTATATCTTTACAACAATATATTAAACTTGTCCACATTCTTGGACCAAAATCACTAAAATCACCTGATATTATATTGTTTCCATTTACTAATAATTTTTCTGCTATTATTGACCATTCAGGACCATCTGAACAAATACCAACGGCGTGACCTAAATCATGTCTGTTATCCATATATGCTGCAACAAAATCAAGAGTATACATTCTACCTGATATTGTGTAATCCATAGGGCTTTGTTCAAATATTCTAGTTCCATCTTTTCGTTCTAATTTATTACTACTTTTACGTTCATCTTTTAATGTACTTTGAAATATTGTTATAGGTCTAATACCACTTTCACGTAATTTATTTGATTCAAAAACTTTACTAGCTAATTTTTTATGAATGTTAACTGCATCAACTTCTCCTTGCTCATTTTCAATAATTTTAATATATGATTCTTTTGTAGTACTTCCTTTTGCTAAATTAAATGGATATCCACATGATGTACTTAATTTTAATCTATCATAATGATTTAAACCAGGAAATCCAACTATTGCATCTTCTATAGATAATTTACCAACAGTTACTCTAATTGGTTTTGCAAATTGTAAAATTTCTTCTTTAACTTCTTTTAATGCTATTTTTATTAATTTATCAGGCAATGGAATTGGTGGATTACAACGTTTTTGACACCCCCATTTTAATGGAGAGCCTTCATGATTATATCTAGGATCTCTATTTGATAAAATTGCTGGTTGTGTTAAAACTGGTGTGTCTTCTATTTTTCCATGAATTAAACTTGGTATTATTTTAGTTGTTGAACTTTGATAAGGTACTTCATTTTTCTTAACAGTACCTAAAATATAATAATCACCTTCAAGCTGTATATTTTGTTCATCATCTCCTAATTCTAAGTCAATGTAATCATAAGGTGCTTTATTTTCTTTCATTAACATTATATCTTCTTTAATTAAAGGTAAACTATAACCAACGCCTTTTGCTTTTAAACCTGCAATATGTAAACTAAATATAGGATTATTTGAATTAACAATACCAATAGAACCACAAGCTCCATCACCTCTGTAATCAGATTTATAAACATCATATGATTTAATGTCTTGATATTCTTTTGAATCATTTGAACATAATTGTGGAATAATACCAATTAATTTTGCATTAGTTTTATGAACAATATTAGTATGTTTATCAATCATTACAAATTGAATAGTAGTATGTAATGAATTATGTTGAGATCTATTTGCAATAATATTTGTTATATCTTTAAATTGAGGCATAAATGCTGGTAACTCATAAAAACAAGCATCTGATTGTGTGAATTTAATTTTTCTTTGATCAATATCAAATAACTTACCTATAAAATTTTCTCTTGATCCAATATTAGTAAATGTGCGTACAGTTATTGAAAAAGGTAATTTATTTTCTAAACAATGTTTTTTATGATATAAAATATAAGACATTTCATGTTTTGTCATTATAATAGTTCTATTAAATAAGCCTAAAGCTCTTATAGTTAATTCTTT